CTAGCCGGCCGATCGCCGCGGCAAGCTCGCCGTCCGGCTCATATACCCAGTACTTCGGCGCCCGCGGATCATCCGGCGCCGGCAATACCGGCCGTTCGGCCCGTTTGCCCTTCATGACGCCTTATTTTCCGGCGCGCCGTCGATCGCCTTATTTTCCGGCGCCGGCTTCTGCTTGCGCTTCGGCGACGGTTTGATCTTTTTCGGTTTCGGTTCCTTCGGTTCGCTCATGCAACCTCCGAAAACGGGGAACCGGGTTTCGACGCCGATTCCCCCAAGACGCGCTACTCGGCCGGCATTTCCTACGCCGGCCGATATCTAGTTTACTTCCGATTGCGTTCCCCGCGCGCTTCGCCCGACGTGCCCGTTGCCCCAAGCGCGGCCGGCGTTACGCCCTTTTCAAACGCCGTCGGCTGATAGATCACGAGCGCCAACCGCTCTTCAACCAACACCGTCACCATGTTTTTGATGAAGTCGTCTTCATTCTGCGTCGCGACTTGCACGTTCACGTCTTCGCGATCGAGAATTTGCGAATTTCCCTGGAACGCGCCCACCAGGAAATTGCCCGCGGCCTGATTCGCCGAGAGCACCAGGCGCGCGCCCCATACGCGTCCGCCGCTCGTGTAGTCAAGCGGATTCGCAAACACGTAATTCCCTTGCGCGTTTTTGACCATCGCTACCGAACCCCAATCGGCCGGATTGAGCACCGCGCCGTCCGGTAGATAGCCCTTCGCGGCAAGATCGAATACGGCGACGCCGAGCGCGTCTACGAGCGTGTTAGCCGGCTCGCCGACGGCCGGTACGGCCGGCGCCGGCGCCGCCGTCGCAACCGTCATGAAGCCTTGCAGGTGTGGCGGTACGCCCGAGCCGTTGAGCAATTCGTTGTCTTCGACCAACTGGACGCCGTAAATCCCGTTGTTTTCGATCTGCGTTTGCAGGTAGGGCAGATCCTCAAGCGTTTGCTTCGACGCCTTGAAATAGTGGGCGATCGTGCGAACGATTTGCGATCGGACCGTAAACACCTTGTCGCTTTTCGGTTTCGCGGCGCCCTCCGCGACGACGGCCGCGTTATTCGCAAAGCTCGTTTCTTCGACGTACTCGACGGCGCCGGCCGACGTCCGGCCTTGCGGTACGAGCGAGCGCACGCCGAGCGGCAACCGCGGCCCAACCGCCATTTGCGAAAGCGGCGCGGAAATGCCGGTCGAAACGTTGAGTATGTCTTTCTGCGCGAGATACGCCGCGATCGGACCTTTTACCGCGATCGAGACGGCGAACCGCCCGCCCGATTTGATCGCCGCGAGCAACGCCGGATTCTCGACGACCTGTTGACCGATCGTCTTTACCTCGGACTGCGCCGGCCCGCGGTTCATTCTTTCCTCGATCGCGTCGAGCCGCTTTTGCGCTTCGGTTTGATACTTCGATTGCAACGCGATCATGTCGTCCGTGAGCTTGCCGAGCTTTTCGGTCGTTTCCGATTGCGCCTTGGAGTACTTTGTCAAGTCGTCGGCGAGCGCCGAGTACTGGCCCTTGAAGCCGGTAAGAATGCCCATCAATTTCTGGACATCGTCGCCGGTGACTACGGTATTGTTTTCAGGCATGACGTAATTGCTCCATGCCGGCCATGAATTCCTGAATCACGCCGGCCGTGTTTATGAGTTCGTGGAATTTCGCCGCTACTTCTAGCGTTTCCGGTTCAACGTCCCGTTGCCCCTTCAAAGAATAAATGAGGCACTTCGCCTCACTGATCGAGAATCCGGCATCCCGCAAGATTCCCTCAATTTCGCGTTCGGTGAGCGGCTCGCCGGCCGCTTTCACCCGAGCGACGCGCGCCCGCGGATTCATGGGCACCGCGGCGAGCGAGAATTCGTAAACGTCCAAATCGCTCAAGTCGCGGACACCCGTATCCGAATTGAATTTCGCGCCGTCTTTTCCGACGCCATAACCGATCGAAAGCCCGAACGGTTGCTTCAACTTCGCGGCGTGCTTCGCAAGCGCGTACGCATTGCGGCCGTCGTCGGCCGCGAGCGTGAATTCGCCGCGCACGAGCAAGCCTTTCGAATCCTCTTCGCCGCCCGTCGAGAATCCGACCGGACGCGCCATCATGTGGCCCATGAGCACCGGCCATTTGCCGCCCGTTTCGGCGAGCGTGCGCGTAAAGGCGCCGCGTTTGATGCGATCGCCGCCAAGATCGACGTTGCCGAATACCGCGGCGTGCCCTTCAAACTGGCCGTCTTCGGTGACTTCCTTAAACGCGAGCTCGCAAACGAATGATTTCTTTTCGATCGTCGGCATGACTGTAACTCCCGTGTTATAATGTACTTAGTCGGTCGCTAACCGACAGGAGAAACCCCTTGAACGCTGAAGAACACTTTGAAGAAATCCATAGGCAGTTGGCCTTGTTACATCAAAAGGTCGAAGCCGTAGAAACTGCCCTTTTGACTGAGTTTCATAAATGGGCATCACCCAACGAAATGCGGCAACGCACGCACGCCGCCGCGATTCGAGCCCTTGATACCGAAATCGAAAACCACGAAGACCGATTAAAGGCGCTTGAAAATCGGAACCCATCGCATTAACCCCTCTGCAAGTCGCTACTCCGCGTAATGCAGAGCGTTGGGCCTTTAGCAAGCCCGTTGGGCCCACGATACGGGCCCACTTCCCTGCCCTTCATTGCGGTTTGCCGTCGCCGGCATCGAATACAAACGCCCGTTGCCGCTCGGCCGGCGTCATAGGCGCTTCTTTGACGCTCTTGCCGTTATCGGTTCGGATATACGACTTGTACCCCGGTTCCGGCACGTCGAATTCCACGCGGCATTCCACGTCGCGCATTTCGTAGCGAAGGTTGTACTTCGCCACCAGTTCGCCGGCCGCAAGATTCGCCGTCTTGAGCTCGGCCGAATAGTGCGCCGCTTGCTCGGCTTTTTGCCGCTCGATTTCATAGACGCGCGCCGCGGCTTGCGCCATGCGATCGGCGAGCTCGGCGAGCTCGGATTGCGTAAACGTGTGCTTGACGGACTCGGTAACGATGATCTTTTCGTATGTCTTGATCGTCGTATCGGGCGCCGCGGCCGGCGTTTCGTCCGTTTCGCCCGAGCTCCGCTCGACTCTGACCGGTTCCGCGGCTTCATCCTTCGCCGCGTCCGCGGCCGGCCGATCGCCTCTTTTACCCTTCATCGTCCCTCCCATTCGCCACATGCGGTTGTCGGATGCGGTTCTTCAATCTGGCAAAGTGCCATGACGCCGTGTGCCGTCCAATCCGGCGCATTCAGACTAAAGATGACTGTAGGCAAGTCAGGATATGGCGGTTCATGCCTGCAATTTGCCGGCGTTGAACGTTTGCCCTTCATCGCGTCATTACCTCCGAAACTCCATCGTGCAACGGCAATTGATGACGTTCGACGCCCGGGCGCCATGCTCGCCGTCACCGGGATAATTCATCGCCTCGGCCGGTTCGTCCGGTTCGTAATCGTTGAGCACCGCGAACGGCTCGCGCAAATCACGCCGTTGCCCTTGCGTCGATTTGTGCTGATCGCACGTCACGCCGTCGGCCCGCGGCGCCGTCCAAATCTTCACCCAACCGCGCAACGTTTGAATCGCGCCGGTGAACGCGCCGAGATTGCCGCCCGCGTGCGCCTCGGTTAGGCCGATCGTCGCCGCGCGCCATACGGCCGCGGCTTCGGCGTCGTCGATGATCCGGCGCGCCACGTCGGCCGGCGTTTCGCCCACCATGAGCCCGCGGCCGATCGACGCCGCTACTGCCTTGCGCGACGTCGCCGCGATGCCGGCGCCGCGGCCGGCCGCGTTGCGTTGCAGGTATAGGCGCGCCGCGCGATCGAAGACGCCGGCGTCTACCGACGTCGCGCCGAGCGATTCGGCCGTAAGCGCGCCGGCGCGCGTGACGGTTTCCACCCACACGAGCCCGAGATACGCCGTCCAAGTCGAATCGAGTATCTCGCCGAGCGCCGCGGCTTCGCCGGCGCCGCCTGCAAACGCGCGAGCCGCTTTCCCCGCTTCGGCAACCAGGCGCGTATGCGCCGAGCGCGACGCGCCGCGGCCGGCTTGCTGCATAAACGCATCGAACGCGCGATACATCCGCGCGGCTTTTGCCGGCACTGCCAGTACCATTACTTTGCGAATAATTGCCCTTCGGAAGTCTGTTGGTGCTCGCCGCACGCCTTGCATAGCGTGCGTTTCAGCTTCGTATCGTACACAATCGGCGCGTTGCGCGCGATCGGCCGGCCGCACGCGGCGCAATGGCCGTTGAAACGCGCGATCGCCGTTTGCAGTCTCGACCTCATCCGAATACCCCGACGACTTCGATTGCAAGCCGGTTGCGCCGCAAGTCGTACCATTCGCCGCCGATTTCGAATGCCGTAAACAGAAATTCGGCGTTCGGCGACGCGTGATAGCTGATCGCCGCGACGCGTTCGATGCCGAATTCCCGCATGATCGAGCGCGGCGCGAATTCGCCGGCCGTCGCGAATCCGAGCTCGGCGAATTCCGGCATTTCGTCCACCGGCCGGATATCCTCGACGCGGCCGATTACCGTACCGGCTTCGCCCGAAATCCGTACCCGTTGGTTCGCCTGCAACGTCACGGCTTGCCACCTGGCGCCGCGGCCGGCGCCGCGTCGCGTTCGCTATCGGCCGCGCGGTAATCGCGGAAACTGGCAATCACGCGCGCCGCGGCGCCGAGCTCGACTTGTAGTTGCGTTTGCAGGAATTGCACAAGCCACGATTCCGCCCGAGCCGCGGCCGCGGCTTCCACGAGCGCAAGCGCGAAGCGTTGCGCGTCGAGCGGCGCCAATTGCGCTTCGTAATCGTCGAGCCGTATAACGACTTTACCGCCGTCCGGCGCCAAAACCGTTTCGACTTGAAACATGCCGGCAAATTGCGCCATCTTACACGCCTTTATCCCCCAACGGCATGATATTCGCGGGCGCATAGAACACGTCGGACGGTTGCGCCGGCCCGTACTCCAAATCGCTTCGCCCTTCGGCTTGCGTAATCAAACCGCTCGTGAATAATTTTACGACACGGTCCGTCGCTTCGGCGCGCGCGGCCGTGATTGCGTCGAACGAGTCTTTATCGAAATCGAGCGGCGAGCCGATCAGCGAGCCGATACGCCGGTTCCAGTCGTCTTTAAAATGCTTGAGTAGCGGGATCACCGCTTCCATGTACAACGCGCGGCGCGCCTCTTGGTAGTTGTTGTACGTCGATGCCGCGGCGTCGCCGATCAGTACCGACGGCACGTGAAAGACGCTCGCGATGTCGCGCTTACTCAGGATCTGTTGATCGGTAACGCCGGAATCTTGCGGCGTGAATCCCATTTGGTGCCACGTCGCATTTTCGAGGAATAATTCTTCGCCGAGCTGCTTCGAACCGCGGATGCGTTCCTTCAACTGCGCCACTTGCGGTTCGTCCCATTGGCTATCTTTCGCCGCCTCGATCCACCCCGGCGAAAATCCGCGTTGCAGCATCCGCTTCATTAACGTCAGACCTTCGTTTTCGGCGTCCACGCGCAAAAGCGCCGCCTGCAACGGCGCCATGCCGTAAATATCGTCCGTCGGATTGAATAGCTTGCTATGGACGATATCCGCCTTGTCGAGCGTGCGCGCTTGCCCGTACGCCGAAACGCGCCACCGCTCGACCAATTGGTCTTCGCTCATTTGCAGAGCTTCGCCACCAGGCGCGCGCAAGACGGCCGTTACGCGGTCCGGCCGTTGCAGGTAGAGCCGCGACGGCGGACCGGCCGGCCCGTCGCCCTTGCGCGCGATTTCGATATAGTTATTGCCCGAAATCAGGATATAGGACAACCAGGCTTCGATAAACGCGGCGCCGCCCGACGCCGTCAAAAGCTCGATCGACGGCCGCGGATTCGTCGCCGCCTTGACGTATTGCGCCTGTTTGCGATCGTCGCCGCCGAACCGCAAGCCGTCGGCGTCGCGGCCGATCGCCTTGGCGAGTTCGGGCGCCGGCGTATACGCTTTCGAGCCGGCCGAATTGTCCCACCATTTGACCTGTTTGCCGGCCGCGGCGATCAACGAAATGCAGGCGTACACGTCCGAATTGACCGAATAGCCCGAGCTCGCCAAGCCGGTGTAATCCGTCGCCGTCCACGTTGCGGCGCCGAGTCCCGTACCGCGGACAACGCGTACCGTCGGCAGGTTGCCGCGGCCGTCGTTGATGATCGGAACGTCGGCCTTGCGCGAAAGCCCGAGCCGCGATAGCACACTCTGGATTACTGGCATAGCGTCAAACTCCCGAGCCGTCGATTTCCTCGGCGAACGCTTCTTCGGCGATCCAATCGCGCGCCCCGAGCATCACCTGGCCGGCCGGCGTATTCAACGGAATGTCGATTTCGTCGGCCGCGCACGCGTCGAACGTGCGCCCGTCACGCTCGCGCGTCGCCGGCTTGCCCGTATATATCTGCCAGCGTTTCACGATGACGTCGCAGTATTCGGGCGACAATTCGAGCAATCGCGCGTTGCGATCTGTCTTCTCGCAGGCAAGCAACGTCGAGCCGGAACCGCCGAATAGATCAATGACGTTATCATCAGCCGCGCCCCAGCGCGCGAAAAACCACATAACGAGCGCAACCGGCTTCTGCGTCGGATGCACGCGCTTCTTACCGTCAACCGCCTGTTCGTGTTCCGTACCGAAGACTCCCGCCCACTTCACGCGGGCGATGTCCCGCTTATGTCTCTGACGCGACCAACACGTCTCAAAACATGATCCATACATCAAATCAGCGGATTCGTCTAACCGTTTGTCCCATATGATCCAACTACCAGTGTTGCGACTCGGAATGCAATCAGCGTAATAATCCGCACCCCACCAGAACTGCTCCGAGCAATCGCTAAACGCTTCGATAATCGCCGACGGATCAAATGGCTTATCATCGCCGATAACCGCCGCATATTTATGTCCGCCGAGCAACCCTTTTTCTCGGATCATGCGAAGGTTACTCTTTGCGGAAGTAAAATCCGTATCCAATCCCATTCCGTACGGCGGATCGGTGAATACCATATCCGCTTTCGCGCCGGCCATGACGCGCGCCACGTCTTCGGCGTTCGTCGCGTCGCCGCACAACACGCGATGCCGGCCGAGTAGCCACAAATCGCCCGCAGCCGTAACCGCCCGTTCCGGCACGTCCGGACATTCGTCCGCGGCGTCGTCGGCCGGTGCGCCGAGCAACTTTTCAAGCTCTTTTTCGTCGAAGCCGATTACGTCGAGCCCGAAATCCATTGCCTTGATTTCGGCGAGCTCCGCGGCGAGTAATTCATCGTCCCAACCGGCGTGCTCGGCGAGCTTGTTATCGGCGAGAATATACGCGCGCCGTTCGGCTTCGGATAGATGATCGAGCACGATTACCGGCACGATTGCGAGCTTGAGCCGTTGCGCCGCCTGCAACCGGCCGTGACCGGCGAGCACGCCGCGGGCGCCGTCTACCAGGATCGGATTCGTAAACCCGAACGTCTGAATCGAGCGCGCGATTTGCTCGACTTGCGCCGGCGAATGCGTGCGCGCGTTGCGCGCGTACGGTATTAGGCGCCCGATCGGCCAGTGCTCGATTTTCGCCGCGAGTACCGGCGTCATTGGCTTTTTCCCTTGCCGCGGCGCGCAACTTCTTTCGCTCGCTCAAACCGCAACGCCAAGAGCCCTTCGGCTTTCCCTTGCTCGATCGTCGCGCGGTATCGCTCCAGCATTTTCGGCGTCATCTGAAACATACGGCACAATTCGTCATCCGTCGCCATCATGCGCGCGGCCGCTAGGATCTGAGATTCTTTCCAGTTCACGCGATCAGCACCGCGAGCACCCAAAGCGCCAAGCCGGCCGCGATCAGATTGACGCGCGACGGCACGCCGACGGCCGCGGCCGTCAAGCACGCGAACGCGAGCACCAGGCACACAAAGCGAACATTCAACATGGCAACCCTCCGATAAACCCCGAGCGAACGCGGGCGCCGCCCTCACCGCCCCCGGTCGTTTAGCGCCCCGTCCGCCCGTTCGTCGGGTGGACTATTCCCGGCGAAGCCTTGCCGCATGGTAGACTCAGTATCGCCGATCGCCGTTCGCGGTTCCTTCGCAAGTCGTCTACAACAACTTACGTTGTCTTTCGCTCGGCGATCGGTTCCCAATCCAAATCGGCCGTTTCCATCGTCGAATACTCGATCCGGTGGATTACGTCGCACAGTTCGCGCCGGCCGCGATCGGCGCCCGAATCGTACCACTCGACTTCGGCTTGATAGCGAATCGTCACGATGCTCATTTCGCCGCTTGTTCAATCGCCCGCTTTATCTCCAAGAGCGCCACCGAAACAACGGATTGAATATTCCCGATATTCTGTTCGTTAGCTGGTATTGTCATCAATACATCCGCATGAATTTCTAGGCGCTTTAAGGTTTCCGCTAGTTCATCTGTCATAAATACTCATAGCGACAACGCCCGTCCGACGCGCGCCGGCTTGAGCATGAGGTACGACGCGCCCCATACGAGCGCGTCCACGCGGTTCGGCGATCGCTTGATTTGCCCCGGCACGAAATTTACCATTTCATCCTCAAGCGCCGGCAAACCGCCGACGTGATGTATCTTGCCTTGCTCGTAAAGCGCCGCGATCGGCTCGGCGCGCGCGACTTTGCCGCGGCTCGCATGAACCTTCTCGTACGGGATCTGGCGCCGCTCGGTCCGTATGGTTTGCTCCACCATATCGCCGCCGTTGTTGGCTTCGCCGATAACTTTATCGGCGTCGAAGCGGTCGAATAGCATCACGGCGCGCGCCGCCCAACCGGCCGGCCCGAGATGGCACGTATCGTCGGCGAGCACGTACCCGTCGCCGTCGGCGCCGATGCCGAACGCCGACAATCCGGTATCGTCCGACCCTTCGCCCGACGTCGTCGCCGGATCAATCGCAATCACGATTCGCACCAGTTCGGGCGCCGAGCGCACGCGCGCCCGCTCGATCGTTTCCCGAGCCCACAACGCGCCCTCGGATTCTTCCAAGAGCTCGCCGCCGAGCTCTTGCCGGCCGATGCGCGTACCGCCGTAAATCCGCTCTAAATCGGCGAGTTGCGACGCCGGCAGGTTCGCGCGGTTGTCGAGCGTCTTGCCGCGCGTGACAACCGTACCGGAATCGCCGATCAGTTCTTTGAGAAACCGGATCGGCCGCGGCGTCGTCGTCGCGAGCGTCCGCGGGTCGTCGCCGAGCCGCAAGCCGAACCGCAAGTTATCCCACACGTCCTTAATCTTCGCGTACGTCGCGATTTCGTCGCACCAGGCGAAGCCGTGTTGCGGCCCGCGCAACCGTTCCGGTTCCTCGGCGCTGTAGAGAAACGCCCGCGAGCCGTTATGGAACGTCACACGCCGCTTGCTCGGTTCGTAAACCGGCCGTTGCGCCGGTGGAAACACGCTCAAGAGCCCGCTTTCGCCCTCAACCATGACTTCGCGGCAATCGCCGGCCGTCGGGCCGATGAGCGCAATCCGTTGCCGCGGCGCCCGCTCGACGATACGCCGGACCGTCTCGGCGCCCGTACGCGTCTTGCCGAAGCCGCGGCCGGCCATAATCAGCCACGTATGCCAATCGCCGGCCGGCCATTCTTGCTCGGTCCGGCTCCAAAGCTCCCAACAATAGAGCAAGTCGCGAATTTCGGACTCGGACAACGTCGCGGCCGTCGCGGCGATTTCGTCGGCCGTGATGCCGGCCGGCAAGCGGTTGAAGTTAATCGGCGTCGTCTCAGTCCCGATGCTCGGAGCACTCGAAACGCGCATATTTTCCCGCCGTATCTGCGTCCATGCCGGCTCGGACCGAATCGAGATTACAGGACAAGTCGATGTCGTCGCCGTCGCCGTCTTCATATCGGGCGATTATCTCGATTTCCAGGCGATTGTCAAGCCCCGCGATCGCCTGTTTGAGCTCGCCGATCGTCATACCGTCACGCAATCGAGAATCGCCGAGCGGAAAATGTCGCGATCTTCGGGATAAATCGTCTTGAAGCCGTCCACCTGGCCGCGGCCGTTCGCTGTCGTGTATTGCTGGCTTCGCCCGATCGCGGCGAGCAAACCGCCGCGGCTCGTGTGCGTACGGCCGGCGAGCCCGTCCGGCGCGACTTCGCCGATGCCGATCAACTGCAAGGCGCGCCCGCTTTTCGCGATTTTCGCTTGCGCTTTCTCAAGCATCCGAATCGCGGCGCCACGGTGGACGTCGTAAATCTTGTCGCCGGAAGGGTTGAGCACAGAAATTCTCATTAGGAAAACACCTCGGGGGAGGAAAGGCAAAAATTCCCTATGGAATTAGGAGAGCCGAGAGCTTCGGGCAATTCCCTGCTAAAAACTGAGGGAAAAGGCACCCGAAGCGCAGACAACGCGCCTTAAATCGCACGCCTATTGCCCCTCGTGCGGGCAAATACTGCATGGATGCGGTTTCGCCTACAAGGCTACTGCACTTTTGCAGAGTACGGGCAGAGGAATTCACCCGAGCCCGCACGTGTAGGAGCGAAAACGAACGATTGCGTTTCTGTTTTATTCTGACTCGCCGGCGTCGGCGATCGGGCAAGGGTTTAACTCTAGTTTGTCGAGCAGTTCGCCCAGTAGATAGCGGGCAATGATATTTTGCGCATCCCGAAATCTCATCTCGTGCCACGCTTCCGAGTAGAGCTTACAAACCGTTTGATGCGTTCCGATAACCAACAACGCGTCACTCAAGCACCCGAGCACATTCGTAACGCCGTCCCGTTGGATGGCTTTCTCGAAAACCTCGATCAAATCGGCCGCGCGCCCCGAGTCTAGCTTGTTATATTCCATACGCTTATCAGGATAAACTACCGTCGCGTTCGGCAAGAATGCCGAGCGCCCATTCGCGATCGCCGGCCGTTGAATCGCCCTGCAAGATCGCTTCAGCGTCGCGAACGTCCCGCGCGAGTTCTGCCGCGGCCCGCTCGCGAGCCGCGCGGTAGACGGCGCCGCACACCGCATTCGGCATTGACTTGATAAGCGAACCGATTACGGTTGTTGTCCTTCGCCCTGGCAAATCATCGCTATGCCGGCTCCACTCTTTGAGCTTGAGCGCCACCAGCACTAGAAACTCGCGGACCGTCAACGCGGGATTAACAGCGCGGCATTCCGCCCACATGCGCCGCGCCGCCATCAAATCGCACGGCACACCCGAGCGCGTCAACGCATCGCCGATACGTTGCTCGTCGCCGGATTCAGGTTGCAGAAAACGTGCTAAATACGGATTTTCGTCCGGCGACGGCGTGAGGCAACGGGCGC